TCCCGGCTTCCCATTGCGCCACATCGGGTGAGTCGAAGTTCCCTGCGTCAAGCGCAGCGCCGAGGATCGCGCTGGCTTCGTGCGCTTTCTTTTGCCACTTGTCACGCTCTTCCCGCAGCGTCTCAGCGTACTGGTGCAACTGGCAGAGGCGCTGGAATACGCCCGCCTTGTAGACGCACAGCGGACAGGCCCGCGCACCCGCTGGCGTCCACTCGTCACGCGCGAAGCGGATGACCTCGGCAAGTGCGTCCCGCTCGGCCCACAAGTCGTCACGTTCCGAACTACAGTCCGCGAGACGACGCGCTAGGGCAAGCGGATCAGCCTCCACGACCGCCTGATACTTGTCCCGCTCCGCCCGACAGGCGTCTAGATCATCGCGCAGACTAGCCTCGCGTTTGAGCGCAAGCGTCAGCAGTTTGCCCGTAAGGGTCCGATCCTCGAAAGTAAATCCGCGTGCCTGCTCGTCCCCCGGACCCTTCACCGAATCATCCTCCATCGTTCCCCGGTCTGTGTGTCCACCCGTTCGCTGATCGCCACCAGCGGCCGGTACTCGGTCGCGTAGGCGTCGTAGTAGCGCACCGGTAGCGGCCCCGGCGGCAGGTTGGCGTCGGTCATCCGGCGATTGCGCCAGGCGTAGGACCGGCACGTCTCGCTACAGAACCGCTTGTGCCGTCGCTTGATCAGCGTGGACGCCCCGCACACCAGACAGGCAATCATCGGTTTAGTCATCTGTCCCCCTCTCAAATAGCGGTGCGTCGGCCACGCTAGCGAAGTCCAATGTCGCTTGATCTTGTTTCGGCACATCCGCAAGCCGAACATTGGCGATGGTCTGGCGGAAGTAGCTGGCTTTCAATTCAACGCCGATAGCCCGCCGGCCGAGTGTGAGCGCGCCGTACACTTCCGAGCCGACGCCCATGAACGGAGTGCAAACGACCTCGCCCGGATTTGACCAGAGCACGATAGCCCGCTCGATCACGTCGAGTTGAAGTGGATGGACGTGCTTTTCGTCTTCAGGGTCGCGCGCCTCCCGATATGGCAGCACTCGGTCAAGTCGCACGTCATCCCAAAACGCGCTTGCATACTGCCGCCAAATCCAATGCGAGTAGCGGTTCTCGATCTGATTCCCGGTCCATCCTCGGTACGGTAGCAATTCACGCGGGATCGGCCGAGCACCGGCGTACTCCGTCAGACCGTGCGGATGGGCTATCGGGACCGGATTGACACCCTCGCGCCGGAACACGAGCAGATAGTCCGCCGAGGCATTCGAGCAGCGTGACGAATCATTCACGATGGACCGATGCGCCAAGCTCTTAGTCAGCGTCCGATTGCGAACGGTCAGCGGCTCTTTCCAGACACAGTATCGTGCGACGTAGCGAAAGCCCTCGTGCGCGTGCAGGCGAATAATGTCACCGGGAAAGTCGATTAGATGGTCCTCCCCGCCCCCGGTATTACCACTCGGCACGTCCATACAGTGAACGGCTGTCATTCGACCAGGCACCGTTAGCCGATGCATTTCTCGCACGACGAAACCGTAATGCTCAAAAAACTCGGCATAGTTCCGACTATTCGACAAGTCGCGCTCTGAGGATGAGTAGTGATAAAGACCGGCGAAGGGTGGTGAGTAGAGCGAAAGGTGAACCGATTCGTCCGGCAGCATCGGCAGAATTTCGCACGTGTCACCCAAGTAAAGCGCAGCAGAGTCGGTGATTACTTGATCGACTAAAGCCACGTCGGTATCCTCACTATCGTTTCATGTGCTCGGCTACGCTCAATAGCGAGCGCATCATTCATGTGTGCCACCAGATCCGAGAACATCCGGTCGGCCGCAGTCCCCTTCCGTCGAAGATTCGCAAGCACAGCGGCATCGCCATCAGTGCGAATGACGTCCACGACGACAGGCCGAGTCTGGCCGAAACGCCAACACCGACGGACTGCTTGGTAATACTGCTCGTAGGAATGCGACGGGAAATACACGACGTGCGCGCAATGCTCCCAGTTCAGGCCCCAGGCCCCGATCTTCGGCTTTGTAATGAGAATCCGGCTTTGACCTAACTTGAAAGTATTGAATCGCTCCTCCTTGACTTCATCGTTATCGTTGCCGCTGACTTGCACAGCATTCGGAATCATGTCAGCTAACAAGTCACCCTCGGCATTGCGATGGCACCAGACGACAGCCGGACGATCTGTTCCGATGACCTTCGCTGCTGCCGCTTCGCATCTCTCCTGGATAGTGCGCCGCGTGACCTCCCGTTCCTCGTGGAAGCCGATAGCAGGCAGGTCGAATAGATAACCCGGACGCGGAAGCCGAGCCGTAACGACCGTTTCACGTTCTTCGAGAGGTGGCAAAACGAAACGTGCGTCGTCGAAACCTAGATCAGACGGCTTACGGATCGCTCGCGCCCACGAGCAGACCCAACGCCAGAAGGGCTGCTCGGCGTGCGCTTTGAATCTCCAATCATTCCGCGCGCCTAAATAGCCCCGGCCAGTCGCCGAATTGTTCTGCGTGTTCGTGAAAAAGCGATTGAGCATATCGACGTGCCCCAACTCGCCCAACGCCTCCGCGCTCGTGCCCAACTCTGTGTAGTCGTTCGGCGCCGCCGTCGCCGTCGTCAGGAGCCGATACGGCACCGTTCGCAGGAATTCGGTGATGAGCGTCCGCCTAATCCCGTCGAAACTCTTCAAGATGCTGGACTCGTCACAGACCACGCCTGAGAAGTCTGCCGAATTGAACAGGTGGATCCGTTCGTAGTTAGCGACTGTGATATTGGGCCGTGGTCGGCCATCCCCCGAGCGATGCGCCTCAATCTCGAACTTCGCGGCCTCGGCGAGCATCTGAGCGCCGACCGCCAACGGCGTGAGAATTAAGACGCGACCGTTTGTGTGACGGATAACATTCTCGGCCCAGACTAGCGCCATCGGTGTCTTACCAAGGCCGCAGTCGGCGAAGATTGCCGTACGCCCTTTACGTACCGCCCAATCGACGAGGGCGACCTGAAAATCAAAGAGGAAATCCGGCATAAAAGTTGGAGCAAACCCATCGTCAGATCCGAGTTGCATCTTTTGCTGCAAGAATTCTGCATAGTCTGATATTCTTGCTAGCGTCTGCGGAGCCTTTTCGCAACACTCGATGCGCCAGCTCACCCGTCGCGCTCCTCTAGTCACGCCAGCACCCTTCGTATTGCCTGCGCTATCGCTCGCCCGGTGGGCATCGGCACGCCGTTTGCTATAGCCTGCAACTTACCAGCCTTCGTGAACGGCGCCTCAGCCAGCACGTCGCGCGGGAGTCCCTGTAACTCGGCGGCATCCTCGAGCGTGTACTGTTTCTGCGCCAGCGCGTGCGAAGTATTACCGTCGTCAGTCATTCTCCGACCGCCCATCGTTGATGTCACAGCCATTCCCGATTTAACGAGTCGTCCACTGTACCGCTGCATAGGCACGCCGCGGCCACCATCGCTACTCGTCACCGCGTGGTACGACAGCGCCGGCTCCAATGCCGCGACATCTATGTCCAGCCGCCGACCATCGCGCGTGCCGAAGCAGAACCGTCTCAGGCGATGCTGTTCACCACCGATCCAACGATTGTTGAGCTTAAAGACGTGGAGCTGGTAGCCGGCCACGTCAGGGATCGGTGCCGCCGGGACATTCTCCATCAGAAACCAGGCTGGCTGCGCCTCGAACACGACACGCTCGAACTCGGGGATTAGATTGCCGAACCGCGGCTCGTGGCCGTTCGCGCGGACGAGCGGCGCCAAAGCCGACCACATCTGACACGGCGGACCGCCGATCACACCGGAGAACACGCCAGCCGGCGGGTGAAACGTGCGAACGTCGCCGCCCCAAATCACGTCCGGGCCACGCACGACGCAGTAACCCGCCTCCTCGAACGCGCGGCCCAAAATGTCGATGCCGGGGAAAATGCTCAGCACCAGGTCTCTCACGCCAGCACCCGCTCGATCTCGGGCCAGTCTGACGGACGCCAGGTGTAGACCTCGGCGCGGTGATACAAGGCGTGATGCCATTTCCGTTGATCCGCCGAAACCGAGCCGTTCCATTTCTTTAGCTCTGCGAAAATCAAACTGCTGCCCCGCACCATCGTCAGGTCCGGGTAGCCCCGCGACGTGGCCCGGCGCGAGTCGGGGACAGAGTAAACCATCCAGCCACACTTCTCAGCGTACTCGATGACCGCGCGCTGGAACTCTCGCTCCGACACTCGCAGGGCGGCGTCGGCGAGGGTAGCGATTTTGGCGGGCATCAACCAACCTCGATACCAGGATTTTGGGCGGAATTTTGGGCGTCTCCGTCGAACTCGTGCGGCCCCTCGTGGCCCTCGTCCAGCAGGCAGATGTCCAGCGCCCGGCGTGCCTGGTCGTCGGTGACGGGTTCAGGTTGTGCCCAAACCCAGTCAAAGAAGCCTCCATCCTCTACAACTGTCCCAGGAAGGTCCAACTCGTACCGACAGACCGGGCAGCGTGGCTCGCTCACGGCTTCCCCCACGCGATCAGTCCGAGCAAAATGCCGAGCACCACCATCAGCGCAACGAAGACAACGGCAGCCAAGATGTCGTCGCCACGCCGCCACAGCCAGCCAATCAGGAGCGCGAGGCGCGAGGTGCGACGGACAGGATGACGAATCCAGACACCCTCAGCCGCCCGTTCCTGAATCTTGCCCCACAGGTAGCCAGTGTGCTGGGCCAGGAATTCGTCGTCCTCGTCAGTCCAGCGCATCTGCCCTCCCGATCAGGACCAGCTCGTTCGGACGGTAGGGGTAGCCGATACGAATATCATCATCCCACCGAACACGAATCCAACCGTTCTTGATCTGTTTGACGGTTCCGGGCAATTGAAGGGGGCCGTTTGGCCCCCTCACCCGATCTCCGACCTTGAAGTCACTTGTCTTTGCCATCAGTCCCCCCACTTCCGCACCTGACTGACCGGATACCACTGGCCGTAGCTAGGCAGCCACGGCACCCACGCCTCGGGGTCCACGTCGACATCCAAAAACGACACCTGCACCGTGTCGTCGCTGTCGTCCACAGCCACGACGCGGGCGATCATCCGGTCAGCCTCGACAAGATCGCCGGGCTTGAAGTCGGAGGCTTTCATCACAATCGGAGTCGGAGTCGACGCGCTTGATCCAACACTCGTTCCCGTTCCAGATGTTTTTCGCGGCCGGCCTTGTAATGGGTGCGGAAGTAGCAGCGCCAGCACGTAGGCTCGTCATTCCGTAGCCAGCGTCCAACCCCGTCATACGCGACGCAACCCAGGCACCAGCGTCGTTCCTCGGTGGCCTCGGTCATCGCTGTGCCACCTTCTGGTCGGCCCGCTCCCGTCGTAGACGTTCCAGCCGCTTGTGCTCATCCAGCGTACATGTCCAGCATACGGCCGGGACACCGACCGCGGCCTCCGTCACCATCCAGCGCGCACAGCGGGGACAGCGCCTCTTGCCGGACTCGTCGGGCTTGGTGTCGATCATCGCT